CCTGACTCAATGGTTGAAAAATCCATTGCGGATACAGTTAAAGAACTGACCGGGGAGCCGAAAGTATCGGTTGATAAGGCAATTTATTTTGCCCCCTTTCAGACGTTGAAGGTAACTGACACGAATAGAATACTGACCAATCACAAAGAGAGGTCCCTTGAAATAAACAAGGCTACGGTAATTCGTGAACTCCAACGAACAGTTGATGAGATCTTTGAACATGAGTTCATTTCTTATGAAGATCTTGTTGAACCGTTCTTTCCAAGCACCTCGGCAAATTACATAATGTCAAGGAGTAACCTTGGATCCCTTGCCGTATTATACGACTATTGTTCATTCGGGAAAATGGGCGATGGAATTATGTTCGGTGAAGAACTACGACCATTGGTTCAAAGGGTGGCCCCACATTTTGGGGTGTTGGGGGATCAGGAGCAGAGGTCCTACGATCGTGAATTCGAGGCTGGTGTTGAACCGCCATCCGAAGAAGTTGTGATCGTTGTTGATCCTAGTCCATTGAGGACTATGTGGGAGGAGGAATACTGGAAGATCTGGGATCTTGCTAAACGGGAAAAACCCTTAGTCGAGGCTGTTGGCCTCCCAGAACCCTTGAAGGTTAGAGTGATCTCGAAAGGACCACCTCTCCTCTACACTGTACTAAAGCCTATCCAAAAATGGCTTTGGTCTACACTCAAGAAGCACCCTGTATTTGAATTAATAGGGCGATACGTGACCGAAGATGATGTCAATCGTATCCTGAGTGGGTTACAAGATACCGAGGAAGTTACCTCAGGAGATTATGTAGCTTCAACCAACCGATTACATGGTTGGGTTTCGGAAACCATCAGTGACCGTATCATGCTCCGACTTGGTGAGAACATCCCCAAGAAGGATCTGGAAAAACTACCAGTTAACTACATGACGGATCTTAAAAGATTGATGAAAGTTGCCTTAACGAAGCACATTTTCATGGAAAATGACAAAGAATTACCCCAGACCGAAGGTCAGTTGATGGGCTCAATAGTTTCATTTCCAATCTTGTGTATAGCCAACGCTGCTCTTTGCAGGATGGCCTTGGAAGGAGCTTCTCTCGAAAGAAGATCGAAACCCTGTGAATTCAGGGTAACCCGAAATGGTCGGGGAAAGCCAGCACCTCTTTTGGTGAATGGCGACGATTGTCTCCTCCGTGGCCCCAAGCAACTCCTACGTGAGTGCTGGGAAAGCATCTGTGCTTTTGCAGGTTTAGAATCCTCAATTGGAAAAACCTACTTTTCGTCTTCATTTTGTACGATCAATTCCACCATCTTCAAGAATGTTGGTGGTACTTGGAAAGAGTCCAAGTATGTGAATTTAGGTTTAATGAAGGGACTTAAGAGGATGGGAGCGGGCAAGAAAGAACAATTCTCCCCGCAAGTTGGAATCCACCAACTGGGTGTTATATGTCGCGAATTAAAGCGAACATGTCCCCCCCATCTCTGGACTGAAGTCAAGAAAAGATTTATATATTATAATTCTATAGAGTTAACACGTTACCCAAACCTCCCTTGG